ACGCATCTCATATGCGTCATCAACTAGAACTGTCAAATCCAAGACCGGAGTTTTTTGGAGTATGGATATTCCATAGTCTGATCTTAGAATATCGGCTACGCGCGGTGTCGCTAGTTTCGAATGGAGTAGATTCGCTTCGTCGTAAGCATTATCTCCGTAACAGAACACGGTGAATGTGATTTCTCTGAATCCAAACCATTCCGTTATATCATTTGCGATATCGAGATAATCCCAATCGTTTATCTCTCGGCCTCCCCCGGAGAACCTAAACCCAGTATAGGGCATAGCTGGTCGCGGCGCGTTCGGGCGTTCAACGATTACGCGCGCGTTCGTACCAGCCGCTAGTAGGGTTAGGTAGACCCTCTGATTTATCTGATTGAAACCGATCATTTCTTAGCTTCTTCCAGGTACATGAAAGTTATTTTATTCCCGGCTGTTTCTGAATCAATATAAATATCGCCAAGATTTAAAGTCAGATCCTCCTGATCGGGGAATAAATCATCGAACGATATTGCGCTATCTTCAAGGATTAGTAATCCATTAGCTGCCGTTACAGTTATGTCTCCAATATAAATAACACCATCATTTGTCATTGGCGTTTGGATTTTCAATCCTCTAACCCAGATCTGCTTAGTTGAAAGTGGCACTCTTATTCTAGGAGCGATGACTGTCTGAGCTGCTGTTCTAAAGATAAATTTCATAACGCTTCCTCACATGATTTTTGTTTACTCGGGCACTTTTACTATTTCAAACGTGATCGACGAACGTAGTTGGCCGGTGTCTATAAGAGGCCGAGCGAGTCCTTTTTTATTTCTCCCTCCTCGCGTTGGATCTTTTAGAGGCGCCCAATTATTGTGACGAAATTTTCCCTGAATGAGATTAACCATCCATTGACCCAAGAGGGAGAAAACTTTTTCCGCGTCTGGTTTCGGGTTGCCATCCTTCATTTCCTTCCTGATTATCGACAGTGTTCTTGACTCTATACGTGCCTCGTTCTCATCGAATGTCGAACGTATAAAAGACCTCTCGGGTATATTCTGCGCAGGTGAGCCGAATTCATGGACTATGGCGACATCGAGAACTGTTGTGTTCGTTTGTTTATTGCCATTTCTTCTTTTAGCATCGGTGCTTTTAATATTACCAGACATTGCGCTTGGATTGCTTAATACTCCGACCTTGACAGCCATGTCCATCTTGAGTATTTCCTCAAGCCATTTCTCAGCTTCCTTGTTCTCTATTAGTTCAGCCATCCTTTTCCACCACCGTCAACTTCCAATGCGGCATCACCAATTCCCATTGTTCATAGGCTAGCATTGCGAAGGTTTGGTTGTCGAAAACGAATTCGGCTGCATCAAGAGTTGAGGTATTTTCAAGAACCTGAATCGAGTTGATTTCCGTGTAAATCTTGTATGTCTGCCGTGACCGGAATCCCTCTGGTAGTAGTTGCCTCTCGGCCATGGATAGCCGTTGAACGGATGCTTTAAGCAATGCTTCTTGTCGATTGGTTTTGACATAGACGCCATCCGAGTAGTAGGCCGTAGTCCACCACTGCATTAGGATAATCCTATCGAACGGCGTTATATACATCACGTCACCAACGGGTACGGTTTGAACGTCTTCATCAGAGCTAGAAATTCACGTCCATAGACAGTGGTTAAAAGCCACTGTTGCCAAGCAAGGGTAGAGGAGTTGGCGCTTGATGCTGAGACGGAAGCATAGCCGATGCTCATGTCTCCCACGGACTTATTCGTAATCGGTCCAGAGGAGGCATCGTCCGCGCCTGTCGAGGAACCAGGAACGGCGGTATTGATGCCTGACTCTGCGTAGTGGTGAGCTATGAGAAGGGCAAGGCCATGAGTAAACTTTTGATCCGGCAGATACTCGGTGTTGGTCGTGAGGTATACAGCGTACATGGACTTCAAGGCGTCAAACTCCGAAGAGTCAGCCGTCCTGAGAACGTACTTGTAGCTCGTGAGCACGTTTACATATGCCGGTGTTACGTCAGCTAGTGCCATTCCGTACTGGCCTCTCAAGTAGTTTGAGTTGGTCGGCGATAGCCTTTTTAACCTTGGCGCTCGCCTTCTCATGGTTCCACTCTGCAAGCAATGTCAGGTCATACGTCTTCTTTACAATCGTAGGCGTGACAACTTCCTCGTGGTTTAGACGGAGATGGTCGTCATCGAACCTAGCCGATAGACCAGAGGAGTATTCCTTTTCCAAGGATGCCCACTCTTCCGGATCGAAACGATTGTAACCGGGGATCAAAAGACGATCCCCGATTGTTATAACGCATGGCTGTGTGTTCTCGACTAAAAGCATTAGATACCGTCCGCCTGTGCGATTGATTTTGGATAGTAAATGATAACGCCAGCAGTCCGTGCGTGGACTGGAGTGTTAAACATAAAACCCTCTTCCTGAACGGGCAGGAATTCAACGTCCTGTGGGACTTCGAGAGTCAGCTTGTCTGGGTTGCGATCATAGAGAATCGCCACGTCGCTTGTTCCGTTAGTAGCTGCTGCCGAAAGATTGTAGACAGGGATGACTTCACGAATGAATGGATTCGACGACAAGACGAAGCCAAGGATTGTAGCATCGCTTGTTGTAGAGCGCGGAGTTGTAGCAATCTGCGTGTACTGCTTTTCCGGCAAGAGGAGAGTGTTGGGCGTTTCCACTCCATTAGTAGTTGTACGGATAGCCGAGCACATCGCATTGATGTCTTTTATGATCTCGTCGGGTGTCTTCGTTGCCCAAGTTGTAGATCCACCTGTAGCACCGTTGGATAGCGTGACCTTGATAGTCTGGCTGTTGTTGATGAACGGAGGAATCTGTGTGGTCGCGTCACCATTAAAAGCTAATTGGTTTTCAAGGTAAAGCATCTGGCGGCGTGCTGCGTTTGCCTTGCGTTGCTCCAGTGGTTTACCGGCATAGGCTGCCGACCGGATATCCTGCAAGGAATATCCGAAGGCCACTCCGCTCGAATAAATCAGGCGAGTAGATTCGGTAGCATTGAGTTCGATGTTCGGCAGATCTTCGGCGTAGTTGTGGATCAACTTCGCCATACCAACGTGGTCCCACGTTTGATATGTGATCGTCTTCGCGCCTGTATCTGCGGACGAGTCTAGCGGGAATAGTCGCCTCGCCATAAGTTCTGGATACAAGATATCGTAGGTTCTGGCTTTGAGGTACTCCAGTTCCTTAGCGAAGAAAATAGTCTCATTCGCATCGAGTGCTTTGAATTCTGTGACCGGCTTAAACTGATGTTTGCGCTTCATATATTTTCACCTTTCCTTGTGTTTGATATTACCAGAGTTCGATTTCTACCAACGCGCCTGGAGCAGATGCTGCTGTGCGCACGGAGCCATTCACTGGCAAGCGTGTTGATGTCGCTGAATCGTTAAACCACTGCACGCCGTTTGTTACTTCGACGAAGAGTGGGTCACCTAAGGCTAGGGCTTCTCCCGCCTCGACCCAGATTCGTCCCTTGTGCATGATGGGGAGTTGTTCGTAGGCGAGGTATGCAGCTCCGGTGCTACCGTTGGTTCCGTTTACGTTCAGCCCTTGAGCGAAGACGGCAACACCGACAAACTTGTCAGTGACGTTGCCGACAGGCTTAACGGTTCCAGCGGCTGTACCGTATGTAACTGCGACACCGAATTTGATCATCGGTGTTGCTGCTTGGACGAGGTACGAGTCGATTACATTTGTCGTAAGTAACTCGGCAATCATACCGAGAGTAGCTACGGCAGGAGTTGCATTGTAAGTAAGCTGTGTCATATCTTAAATCCTCATGTGAAATTTTGATTAGGCTTTCTTTGCTTTCCAAGCATCTCGGTCGCGGTTCCATTGGGTATCACGAGCCTTGTCTGCTGCCGTTTCCCAAGAGTCATTGTTGGAGTCGCTATTTAACGTCTCACCGATTTTCTGTTCATCAGCAGAGCGTCCTCCGGCCTCTTTGAAGTCTTCCATAATGCAATCGAAACGCGCTTGGATATAGGCGTCCGACTTATCCTTGATGTCCAGCTTAGGCGATGCCTTAGCAATGACGGCTTTCATAAGGGTTACGTCATCCATCGCTTCGATGCTTGCCGCCTCATCCTTAAGTATTCGGCGCGCTTTACCCTCAAGCGATACGCGAACAGAGACTGCCTTTCGAAAAGCGTCCTTGTTGTCTTCCTCTTTCTTAGCGTTCAATTTCTCAGTAGCAGAGTCTAGCTGTGCTTTGAGAGTGTCGAGTTGTGCTTTGAGTGTCGCGGAGGTCGTCTCGCCATCAGCAAGATATGCTTCCATTGATGCGAACAGATCGGCTGCATCGTCTGTTACTTCGACCTTCTTTCCCTTCCAATTAACGATCTTCATGTTCTTCTGCTCCTGTTGGTTATTATCGTCCTGCGAGGTTCCATCGCAGACATATTCAATAGAGTCAATTAACACCTTACATTCTGGACCACCTCGCGCCTGGTCCACAAGTGAAAGATGGTTGTAGCGTATATCGCGTTGCACGAAGTCGTACGGTTGGCCTTTATAAACGCCCGGTGATTCATCTAGCGCGCAGACGTAGCCAAGTGATAACTGGGTTTTCTTTTTCGTTTTCACCTGAGAAATTGCATTCGCATCAAATAGCGTTATCTGTTGCTGGACGTATGCCTCGGCCTGATCCATGGGCATCTGTTCGGGTAGGTAAACTTTCTTGGGGGTATCTGAGGTCATCCCGACGACGAAGGCGCGAGCATTTTCAGGACTCACAAGCTCGGTCGGGTGATTGTTAGTGATAGGCAGCCCCATAAGGGATTGGATCGTGGCCTCTGCAAAGACCTCCTCTGGGTCGCGGAGCTGGCGGATAACGCGGATTGTCCCGTCTGGCGTTCTCTCGAAATAGGTAAAGACGCCCGTCCGCGTGAGGTTTGCCATCATTGACATAAAGCCATTGGGCTGGTCAATCGGCGATGCTGCGTCCAGTGATATGGTATCGAAATTTCTCATTTGTGATCCTCTGCCAAGATAGTAAGTCAAATGATCCAATGGAGCAAATAATATTGGGTTGCCTTTATCTCGCTAAATGAGCGAAGGTGTCACCGCCGTCTCAGAGCAAGGCCAGACCTCGGATTGGAGCCAGTAACGAAACTCAAAGCCCAACCGATCCGGCGTCTGGCTTCATAAAAATCCCAAAGGCGATTTCTGAGTAGACTCGAGATCCATTTCGGGTGAATATGCTCTTGCGACGCATCGGCAATTCCATGGTTGTCCAGGTGTGGTAGGCGCTCCATCATTAAAGTCTGGATCATTGGCCGGATAATATTTTTCTCCATTCAAAATCGTTACGCCATCCCATGAGAAAATCTTGCCATCCAAATCCTGATGAGTTGGCCTAACCCGCTCGTCGTCTGCTGTCTCCCACGTATACAGTTCGATTCCCAGTGCGGTTTGCTTTTCCTCGTTCAATGCTCCAAGGGATCGAGAGACGGCATTGCGAGCGATGAACTTAGCTTTGTTCTTCGCTCCCTCTACCGTATCGCCGTTACTCGTGAGCATCTCCTGCACTCCCTTAGAAAGTGATTTATTCGTCTCGTTCGCGCTAACGCCTGACGTAATGCGCGCCTTAACTTTATCAACGAAACTCGTCGTATTACCTGTAAGGCTGGACGTTGTTTCATTGATTGCCCTATCTATGATCTTCCGCGAAGGACCCTGGTTTATAGCCATTGTCTCGCGGCCTATTTGTTTTAGGATGTCGGCGTCAACGGTTCCTCCGATTTGCTGAAAAACATTTTGCAGCTTACCCTTAATTTTGTTCTCGGAAAGCCTACCTAGAAACTGAGCCTTAACCTGTTCTGTGAGCATATCAAAAAGGGATAGCCTGTCTTGGTCTGCATCATAGAATACAGGCACAAATCTTATCGGCGAGAAATCCTCAGATGGACCCGATGGATCAATCTTCGGTACTATAATGGCGCGTATAGCATCACGAGCCGCTATGATTTGTTCCCCTCCGATCCTCGCTATTTCGCGCTCATACCTACGATATCGCTTATCTGTTTTCCTCAGTGGTCTAGCTCTGGTTCTGGTTTTGGTTTTGGTTTTGGCCATTCGTCTGAGACTCCTCTACTGAGAATTGATCTGGCGTTAGCGATGCCTTATCCAAAACGGTATCGTAAGAATAGACACCCGCTCCGAACCTATTTTTAGCGACCTCATAAGAATCATAGACGCCAGTCTGCATATAGATTGCATCAATTTCGGCTTGTGCTTTGCGTGTCGCTACTTGCTGAGCGGTGTCCATCTGCCAAAGTGGATTGAATTTAAAGGTCCACTCTTCGGGCTCGTCAAACTCGAATTCCTGCTGGGCAAAAATTAGAGTTGTTAGGTACTCGATAGGATCTCTTAGATTAATGATCTGCATGGCAACTATATAGTCGTAGTAGTTCGATTGTTCGGATTGTCCTGTTGCGCCTAGGCCGCTTGGGCTTTCACCGAGAAGGCGCGTGTGGGGTATCTGCGTGGCGGTAACAATACGATCGACCGATCGTCCGACAAGATCATTGATACCGCCTACGTTCGCGGAGACGTTGGCAAATTCATCGTTCTTGTCGAGTACGACCGCACGCGCGACAGAGCGCGCGAGGTTAACCGTCTGTAGTTTCTTGAGAATGAGTTGATCCTGATCGTTAGCCAGTGCTTCCGATAAGCCATCAATCCTGAATACAGGCTGATTGAATTCCTGAAGCAAGGTTGCGATCGCGTCTTGGATAGAAGCATAAGAACGGATCGGACCAAAGAGCCGACCATAGATCGAGTCATGCCAGTAGTTGTTTTTCTGATAAAGCCGCCATGGTAAGCGATCTCCATCAAAGCGCAGCGTCCTTGACCAATGGATATTCACGACTCCTTGCGCGCTATCGTACTGGTAGAATTCTGGTAGTCCGAAGCGTGGGTTTGCAGGGTCTGCGATAACGCGGTCGGAGCTGTTCTGTAGGTCCCACATATCGAGAGCGATGAGGTTATTTATCTTGACGATCCTCGTAAGGTCCACGGGTTCCGACAACGGCATTCCATCGTCGATGCTTATAAGCAGGATTGCGCCTCCGTAGGCGCGCGCGAGGGACCATCCCCAAGCCATTTTTTGCATTGCGGAGAGGCGTTTGTATTCCTCATCTAACTCGTGTCCTAGGTAGCCATCCGTGACGTCGTCCGGTATCACCCATTCGATGCCCTGCCTAACTGCGTCGAAAGGAACCATCTCGGCTATCTTACCGCCTATCTCGTCGCCGGAAAAAAGGGCTTCGGCTGTTTCCCTTGGCGTGCGCGTCCAGTATGGGACCGAATACATCTTCTTGTCTTTGCTGGTTCCTAGTCCTGTGAGTACATTCGACCATCCATCCTTGACGATACTGACAATGGATTTTTTCTTCTTGTCTACCATCGGGTTCCCCCTTCCAATGCTCGCAAGCCTTTCAGCTCGGTAAAGCGTGTGAGTGCTTGGCTAATGGCGTCTACAATATCATCGTTTTGGCTTACCGGAAAGTTTGTTAGTTCGTCAATGATAATGCCTGTCATGGGATGGTTGGCCGGTATGAAGATGTTTCCAGCCTCGAATAGCGGTGCAACAACGTGGAGGCGTTCGTCCTTACTTGTGGATGCTTTGACTGGAATCATACCTGATACTTTTTTTGACATGAGCGATAGGATTGCTGGACCGTTGGCTTTGTCCTCTATCAATATCGTGGTGCATTTAGGCCAGCGTTCCGCCATTTCCTTGATGGCTTTTTGAGTCTCGACAATGTCGGCTCGTTTTCGGTAGATATCGAGCAAATAGAACTGGGAACCATGTTTATAAAATGTGACGCCGACCGTATAACTCAATCCAGTTTCTTTGAATTGGAGGTCCCAAGATTGCACCAGATTGTAACTGATCATGTCCTTTGGCTTGACTGGTAGTTCGTGATAGTACCGAATCCATTCATGTTTGATTATGTTACCGCCCTCGACCGTGGGATTTTGCTGGTAAAGAGCAGTCCAAACCTTCTCGCCTACGCTCGCGCGGACGGTATTGAGATAGTCAATGTCTCCCTTGAATGACGGCCAAAGCGGTTCACCCTTTCCCCTGTTATCTAGTTCGTATCTGTATTCTGAATCGGGTACGCCTGTTGCTGGGATTGAAATGACTTCCCACTGGGTAGCCATAGGGTCGGTCTTTGCATACTCCAAGAGATGACCAGCCAGATCGCCTCGATGCCAGCGTGTATGCATGATTATGATATGTCCATCGAGTGTCATACGAGTTTGGGCGACACCGTTGAACCAATCAATTACCGCGGCTCTGGTTGTTGGGGAGTATGCCTGTTTTAAGTCCTTGAATGGATCGTCAATGATGAATACATCGGCAGCTTTTCCCGTGGTAGATCCACCGACACCGACCGAGAATAGGTAGCCTCGTCTATCCACGATCTCAAAGTAATTCGCGGTACGTTTGAATTGGTGGCCTGTTACCGTTCGTTTGTGGTTTAGTTTCGCGTCTGGAAAAATCAGGTCGTATTCATCACCCATCATAATTTTCTGGGCGTCTCGATTGAATGACGTTGCCAGTTCGGACGAATACGAAGCCAAGATGATCCGGATATCGGGATTATTCCCTAAGAGCCAGGTAGGTAGAGAGCGGGAAACTATCTCGCTCTTACCCGTCTGTGGAGGCATGAATATCATGAGTCTTTGTTTTTTTTGTGTGGTGAGTTTTGAGAGTCGATTGCAAAGGGCTCTATGGTGCCAGTTGACTTGATACCGTGGATTTACTGCCATGTTAAAAGCAAGGAGTGACTGCCTTGCTCTTGCATAGATATGTGATCTGAACCTTGATACAAGTTCTAGTTCGAGATCATAACTCATTGCCTTCGTCTCGCTCCAATTCGTCGATCATTTGTTTGTATCGACCGATTAGAATCAATCTCTCTTCCCTTGTTAGAGCTGCCATCTCTTCCAGTTTCGACTGATTTCCATCCTCCGTAATTTGCCGATTCTTTGCATAGTAGTCAGGGAATCGTCGAGACATCATAAACATAATCATGCCGTGGTTGGCCTTCTTATAGACGTCATGAGTAGCATTTGCACCGGTAGCGACACCCATAGCGAGTGCCTCCCACCATCTCTGTGCGTCTTCTTTACCTGCGTCACATGCGACACGAAAGTTTGGATGCCTGTTCGCCCAATCGTTTAGGATTTTCCTCGAAACCCCAATCTCAGCAGCACATGCAGCTATGCTCATCCCTCCTGACATGAAGTTACGAATGAGTTGGCAATACTCTTCCTTGTACTTTGTTGGCCTACCATTGACCTTTGGCCTGGGACTATTCTCTTCTTCCTCAGTCATTTCAGACCTCCTTCGTTCCGTTGAACATAGGATGGTTTGACTCAAGACTGCCTGGGGTCGATGACCAAACATGGATTGGTATCACTGTGAGGCTTTCGTTTTCCGTTCTGAAGTGGTGCGGTGACATTGGATTTAGAATGCATACCATCCCTGGTAGTAATTCCGTTTCCTCTGTGTTGTTAGATTGACCGACGATAGACCATCCTTTACCAGAGTGAACATAGACGACTCTAGGCGTGGAGTGTATATGGTGCGCTTGTTCGCTGGTATATGGAGGTATCGTCAACTGCTGCATGGTTGGGTCACCGATGCGCTCTGGCGGGAAAATCTGTCGTGTTGCACATCCGTTGATGTATGGAAGATTTACGTTTTGGTCCAGCATACACATTTTGTTTCCGCACTGGTAGCCTCGGATGACTACGGCAAGCATGGATGAGGTTATGGTTATGGGACCGCTGATCCATTCGGCTTGTGAGCGGGCGCTAATCGTCAGAACCGAGTCGCCTTCTTCAACTGTGATTCCGTGCGAACCTATATACGCTTTATACGCATAAAGGTCACGGCTTGAGCTACGGAAGATTTTTTTATCTTCGTAAAAAAAATAAAAAGCACCATATTTTTCAGCAACTGACATTCAAGTCTCCCATGCTTTGGAAAATGTCTCGTCTTGGATGATTTTAGATTTGGGGATTCCCACTCTTTGCGCGAGTCGAATAACTTCTTCGGATTCCATCTGTAGGCGTTCTTCTATCTCTTGTTGAGAGACTCCAGAAGCGATAAAACTTTGGACGATTTCTGCCATCTTTAGAACGCCGTGTGTCCCTCTAGCTCTGTTATGTCGGACTGTGGACATTTTTTGATGCTCATTAGTCTGCTCGTTGAGCATCACGGTGGGGACACGTCCGTCAGTCATAGCATAGACTTGTTTATCACCTGAGATTGTCCACCTGTGGAACCCATCGACAATTTCCATTACCGAGTTGATTACGATCGGCTGTGTCCAGCCATCCTCCATAATCGAGATTTTGAGTAGTTTCAATTCGGCTGGGAATACCGCATTCGGGTTGTAGGAATTGGGTTTTAGCTGATCCCTATGCACCCATTTGATGCGGTCAACGGGTTGTCGTTCAAGTTTTCTTTCCATATTTGAGCTTTGCCTCTTCTAGTGATATGCCCAAAGTCTTCAATGCCTTTACACCGCTGTCAACTACTTTCCCTGCAATACGCCCCTTGAAGTCGCCTCTAGTGACTACCTTGCCTAGAAACTTCCAAGAAACACCGGACAGTGGATGAGGGATATCGTTTGGGATTGGATCGTCCGTAAGAGATTTGTGCTTTTTGATGATGTTGTTTATACCGACCATCACTTGAACCCTTGCATCCTCTGGATAGGATTCCAGGACGTTCTCAATATGCTGGCGCCAAGAGGTATGTTCTGGTTTATAACCCGAGCAATAGAGTTCTGTGTTTCCATAGAGAGCCGCGGTACGAGCTCCAGGGACTCGATTGATCATCTTTGCCCATAACTCTGGCCAGCATTCTTTATAATAATGCAAACCTCGTAGTGGTTCCTCTCCAAACGGCGGACATACCCTTTGATGTAGGAAGTGCTCGAAGTTGTCGGTTCGGTTGTAGACGTCGTATGCGTGATTGTAGTCGGAGTCTTTGAGCTGAACGAGTTTCCATACGTCTGTCGATGACCAATCATAGATCGGGTAGGCATGGTTCACCTTCCCTGTGCGTGAGATATAGTTGTCTGCTTTTTTCATGACCATTACCTGGAATCGTCGCAGACTTTCCTGGGTTCTAATCCCCATGGTCGACACCGAATTGGTTCCATAAAAAAGAGCTGCTCCCCATTCCTGCATGGATTGTCCCCATTTGAATTTGGGGTGTTCCTTGATAGCGTACTCTGGCATATCTCGTACCCAGAGATGTTTTTCATCAGGGTGCCAACAGTACCAGAATGGACTCTCATTCGAACAGGCATTCCTATGCTTAACTGGCAGGCAATACCATTCCAGGTTTACGCGCGGATCTTCTCGCACTCGAGTAACGTACTCGATCGTTTGTGGGTGGATGGCTTCTTCATCGAAGAATACCGCACGGACTGGCAGTTTCCCTCTAGTCTCCGCGACCTCCAACACACAGAGTAGGGTAGCCGTCGAGTCTTTACCGCCAGAAAACGAAACGACAACTTCATCGAAAATATCGTACAGGTGATTGATGCGCTGGATTGTCTTGGTATAGACATCGGTGTCTATGTACTTTTTCTTATAACTTTTTGGCATAACTAAGCACCATCATCATCAGAGCGTGTTCCTTCTTTTCGAGATTTTCCAAAGTCATGATCTTATTTATCACATCAAGTAGTCGATCTCTGTTTTCTGTTTCCATGATTAAAGTAAATTCTGCATAGCCTTCCGTCGTCTTAGACGGCTCTCTTTCAGGTTTATCATCGGGCGAGTCCAGCGCATCTGTAGCCTGCTTTGTGCCTTTGTCATTCATTGTGAACAGTTCATCTGTATTAAGGGAGCGTAGAGTTTTCATGAATGAGGCATCAAAGCCTATCGTGTTTATGTTGAAGCCGTGCTTCTGCAGTTCGTCTAACTCGACTCTGAGTATCGGGTAATCCCAAGTCGCTTGTTCAGCGATTCGGTTGTCTGCTATTGTGTAAGCCTTGATCTGATCTGTCGTCAAATGTGAGGCATCAATACACGGCAGTTTTTCAATATTCAAAAGTTTTGCAGCGAGCACCCTCCCATGTCCAGCGATGATTTGATTGTCACCTGAGATGATAATGGGGTTCAAAAACTTGAACTGCTTGATTGATTCCGCAATCACCGCGACCTGTGCATCGCTATGTAGTCGTGCATTCTGAGCATACGGCACGAGAGTTTTGGTTTTGACGATTTTATAAGCTGGGTACTCCACTAGGGACCTCTATCAGTGTAGTTTATATGCCTGTCAAACTATTATACAGTCCCGTCATAAAGCAACTCAATTCTTACCAAAGAAAATAGTCAAGTTTTCCGAGGAACCTCCGATAAGTATTTTGTAGGTGCGATTAAGGTATCACAGAAAGGAGTTTAAAATGAAATTATGCGGTTTCTGTAACGGTTCTGGAGAGGGAATTTTAGACCGCTCCATATGCACTGAGTGTATGGGTTCGGGGACTGTCAAAGAAGAAGACGATGAAGAATCTGATTGTTACGATGAGGAAGAATAAAAATAATCCTCAAGTTTTTTGGAAAAGAACCGATAAGTATTTTGAAAGTTGAAACGAGGGATTGTCCCTCCGCTCATATAACCCAAGTGAAAGGTCCTAAGATGAAAAAGACAACCGCTAGTAAGTCCAAAAAAGCCGCCGAAGTCGTCCTTATCCCAAACGAAAGTCTTGCTGGCCTCTTCGAGTTGATACAGGGTCCACAGAGTCCAGCTATTGCCCAGCTTAAAAAGGTTGTACTCAAGGACCTGACCTCTCCAGACAGTTATATAATGGCTGCGCTCAGTGAGAAAATAAACGTCCCTGGTTTCAAGATGGAAAAAGCTCCAGCTGCAAAACTCGGTAAGCACTCTGTAGGGTTTACTATTATAGAACTGGATGAAGACGAGTTAGCAATGGGACCTTCTGCAATCAAATCTGCCCTCAAGGATGAATCTGTCGTAAACGCTAAAATATCTCTATGGAAAGTGGTGATTGACGGCGCGACTTACTCGCCTCTCGCAATCTATCGCGCTGCCTTGGTCGCTGCTGGGTTCAAACTGGAACCTCAGTATAACACTCGTCGCGCTCTGAACTGGATGGCACACCATGGATACAAACCAGAGAAGGTATAAGTTTGGATAGGGAGGAATCAATTCAAGGCCATGAGGGCCTTCTTTCTAACTCTATGGAAGAGTTCAATTCTTACCAAAAAAAAGAGTCAAGTTTTCCGAGGAACCACCGATAAGTATTTTATATGGAACGCAACACACAAAGGAAAGGAAGCAGTCATGAAAAAGATTAAATGCCAGCCATCCTCACCCGCCACTCAGAAAGATAAAATTCGGGCTCCCAGCATGACGAAGATCGGGGACTTTTATGCTAAAGACCTACAGCTTCTGGTAGAGGATCTCTTCGAGACATGCTCTGACGTTATCCAACAAGATGGGAAATGGAACCAATACACCGGCATTGACCTCTTTTTTGACGGCTTTAGTAACTTCCTTCCCCCCAAATATGAGAAACTTGGCGATTCAGTGTCGCTCTACCTAGAGTCAAACCCCATGAGCTCTGACTCCTCGGGCGACGCATATTCCCGAGCGTTCTCGCTTCCAGGGAAACCTGGGTCGGCCACTCTAATGAAGTCCATCGCCACGCAGGTGCAGCGAATGGCACAACACATCGTCGATGGCTATAAAGAACTTAAAGGAAAGGAAGCAGTCATGAAAAAGAGTAAATGCCAGCTAATTGGTCGAGATGGAAACGTGTTCGGTGTTATGGGCAGAGTAATAAAGGCGCTCAAACAAGCTGGAGTTAGCAAAAATGAGATCGATAAATACAGGGATGATGCGACGAGTGGAGACTATAACAATGCACTAGCTGAATCCGTGCGACACCTGGATCTCCATTCCATCGACTGGGAATAAGCACACTGACCTCGTCCAAGGATAGGACGACTCCGCCATAACGATCCCCCAAGCGAAGTCCCATTCTTTAGACATGCCCCAATTTTTCAATTACATCCTCAAGTGAACGCGCGACTATTGCAATCCCTCCATGTGCTACAAGTTTTTCCAACCACTCCTTTTGTTCCGGTGCAAGCCTCCCAACTCGGCCAGCCTTGACCTCAATCCCAAAGAACATACCATGCTTAACAGCCATCACATCCGGAGCGCCTACGTTGGGATTTTGGACATACAGTCCCCCCTTAATCCTGATCCCCTGTGTATGATTCCTCCACACGAAGAAGTTGTTGAGTTTTAGCCAAATCAGAATCTGGGATTGTATAACCGCCTCAGTCCCCAAGAAACCCCTCCCTGCGTTCGCAATATCGCCAGACAGCGCGCGTTGCCTTACAGTCCCCAATCACCCTATGTCTCACCCCATCCTCGGAGACGTATCCCGCGATTTTGGACGCCTCGAAAAGTTTCCACCACTTATATGACCCCCATTCAGTCAACTCACCCTTGAGCGAACTGAAGCGGATCATCGCGCACCGGATATGGGCGCAGGCGGCCAGGACCTCTGTCGGAAAATACTTAGTATCATATGCCGCATTATAAATGACTAGGGTACTCCCATTGATGACCCGGAAGACGGCAGGTATCAACTCATGGAATAATGGCGCGTGTTTTACTCTCTGTGGTCCCAGTCCGTGGAGCTCCTCAGCTTTTGGCCACTCAAGGATTGGGAAAGGATTTACCAAACTGTGGAAAACAGTTTCTCCATCTGCGTCTATGATGCCCACCTCGACGACGCCTGCATCTTTTCCTAGACCTGTCGTCTCCAAATCGAGGAACAGGATCCTCTCAGAATTCATTGTGGACCTCTTCTATGTACGTTTTGACTTCCTCGAACATCTCAGGACTGACGCTTACTCTGCCCTTTTCAAGGAGTGTCCGACAGACAAGCATCATCATCTCGTGTCCGTAGTCAGTGATGAACTTTTTGGCTGCCCTATTTGCCACTTCGATCCTAGGCACCCAAATCGAGCCGTCAGCCTTCTTCCTTGCCTGCTTAACCTTGGAACTCACCATGTCCACATAATCGCTTGGAGCCAGATTTAGGGCGCTCTCTCTTGATGAATCAAAGGAAGATCCCACTCTCTCAAGTGGTGGTGGGTTTTGCTTTCCTACGTCAACTTTTTCCCCAAGAGAAGTAAGAGAAATCACACCACCACTTGGGAGGGGTTTTGTTTTGTTTTTGGGTTCTTCTGAAGAATGAGAACCTAAATCCTTTAAAACTAGGACGCCGCTGAGCGGCGTTTCTAAAGCGCCGTTGAGCGGCGTTTCTTTCCCCGCACGTTTGGCCGGTTTTTTATTTCCTCTGTGCATTGTTGGCTCACCTGTCAGCGCTTTGATCATCGCATCGCCAAACGCATATTCGCGGGTACGCTTCCCACTGGCGCCCGTGTTGCGTATGATGTCCAACTCTTTGGCATACTGAAAAACCTTTTCCATAGCACGCCGCGTTAGACCCATGTTTTCAGCGCATGTATCCATCGAATCGAATCGCGACTCTTTTAGGTCGACCCACACTGACTCCCGCCCTAGATCATCCGTTTTCTTCGTGCGGGTTAACTTAGAGAATAAGGTCCAGCACAGGTTTATGACATTGCCGTACTTGCCGATATTTAGCTGAGTGATAGCTCGGCTCATATTAACCGAGTCAACAATACGTTGACAGTGCTCCCCCTTCCAGACCGCCTCGCGGCGAGCCTGTACCTCAGGGGACACTTTTTTTGCTTTGCTTGTTTTTTGTGCTTGCGTATTCTTTGCGGTATCAGTAGAAGTCGTGCTGTACATGGCTTTGCTCCGTTAAAGCAAGGTTATTGTATAGGTCGTGCATGGCTTTGCTCCAAATCAGTGTTGTGCACCAGCTCAAAAACCTTTGCAGGGTTTTTTGAGCACCGTCGGGGACAGGGTATCTGTCCCCTTCTTTTTTCCAGAATCCGAACAACTTCCCTCAATCATTAGCAATAGACAAGGCCAATCGAATCACCCACCTACCAATTTTTGTGGTGCGTGATCCGATTGGCCTAGTTGTGCTTAATTTTCAATTACCCACCGACCAATTCGGCCTCTGCTCTCGCCAGAACTTCGGCTAAGGGCGAACCCTCGGCGGGGATCGGCGCGGCCTCCGTGGCGATTTTCGGCGCTCTGGGCGCGATAACGGTGAGGGCTCCTTTTGAGGATCGGCGAAGTCGTCCATCGGCGACGAGGATGTTGACGGCTTCTTCATAGTTGACGGCATAGTTGAACTTCTGCGCGTCCCGATTGAACGTCCTGGATCGGACGGCCGATGGTGCTTCCTTGAAGATTTGGAAGAGGTGGTTAACGGTTTCTTCGATGCTCAACCAGATTTTTTCGACCTGAGATACTGTCTGAGTTGCGTTTTCCATTTTACGATCCTTTCGAGTGTTCCGCGCCGCCCTCTTAGAATCTATGAGGGTGACAATGTCGTATCCTAAAATCAATTCCTCCCTACCATCGGAATGCCGTAAGTGTGGATAGAAACCTACTGCCATAAAGTGTTTGTAAATCAGGACGCCATCGCATGAATAATCAGTGCCAGTAAAATGGACTCTTATCTTTGTACCTGTCTCGATTTTTTTGCACAGATAGTTGTGGAAGTACTTATCTTCCGGGCTGTGACGCCGATAATCAGTGTGATGAAAAATCGTGATTGACTCTCTTAGCATCGCTGACAACTCCATTCGTTATTTCGTGGATCTTTACCGCTACCATTACACCAGGCGCATACAGTCTCATCTTGAGTCGCGAGTCGCGCCTGCTTCCTGAGAGAAGTATTATAATAGAC